ATTCTTGCGGAGTTATTATTACTTTAGACTCAAAATCGGCGGCGTTCGCATCTCGTTCTGGCGTAATCTCGGAAACATTCTTATTACTCTCTGAATTACTTTCATAATATGAATCTATTTTTCCCTCTAATTTTTGAAAGATATTATCAAGTTCTTTTGGTAAATCTGGATCGTTACTTGTATCTTTATATCCCTCTAGAATATAAAGAATGATAGAGATTTGTCCTTCAGTTAGTGTTACATTGTGAGGACGATTTAAGTCCTCTTTAACACTTGGTTTAAATACTTGCTTAGTCATAATACTTTTGTGAGTGAAATTACCATTAAGAAACTTAACATTATTACTACATCATATGCCTTAGTTCTTATAAAGAATGGTAGACTGATTACATTAGCAAATAAGTGCATTAATGCCCCTAATGTTGCTGATATGTGTAACACAGTGAAGTAAGCAGTTACTATCAAACAAGAACCTAATATTCTACCTAAACTATCTATTTTCATCATCAATTTACCTCAAATATAAATATCCACCTGCCCAATCTGTAAACCTAGAATCATGTAATTTCTCCCTATCTGTTATCAATCTTAGGTCAAATCTAACATATTTTGCTGGTGATTTCCAACTTGCTGGTTTATAAACTTCACCAGTCTTTTTATCAACAAATGAATGAACTCCTCCATCTCTATATTCATTTATATCTCTATAAGTATCATAATCTTGTTGTATAATTTTCCAATACTTTCTACCTGATTCCATTCTAAATTTCATCAAATTAGCAGTACCATTCTTTACATCTTCTAACTGCTGATTAGAATAGTCTGATGACATTCTTTCCATAGATCTTATATGGTATTGTTTATAATTTTCTTCCAAACTTCTGCAATAATACCACACCCATCTTTCAATCTTTTGATCTAAAGTAAGTTTTTCTTCTGGAAATACTGCTATTGTAGGAATTGCTACTGTCATAATAAATCAATTAAATCTTTCAATAATAGGTCAATTTGTGGGTAACTAACATTTAGTTATCAAATATTATCTTATCAATCTTTTTTCTTACTAAATTACACCATTCAATATCATCATCATCAAGAAGTTCATTATGTTCAAGATAATATTTTAATGTATAATCTAAAGTTGTTAGTTCATAATTATCAAATTGTTTCATAATAATCTCCATTCATACTTATCAATTAAGTGATTACAATCTAGGCAACCTAATGCACTCCAAGCAAAGTGAAATACCCTTGCTCTACTATCACATTCTGGGCAAACTATAATCTTTCCATTATATCCTGCCCTTGTATGTTTGTTCACTAATTTACAATTAGTTGGCATCTTTTTCCTCCTTCGATGTTACTTTAGGTGCAGAAGGTCCAACCCATACTTTATCATTAGCATAGTAACCTTTAACAATTTCTCTTCTTTCAGCAGTCAAATCTTCATACCTTTTCTTCTGATCTGGAGTAAAATTAAAGTTACTTAACCTCCATTCTTTTCTTAATTGTTGTAACTCTTTTAGAACTTGTGATGATTTCATTGTTAATTAGTAAGTATTTTTTACAAAAGATTCCTCTGCTTCTTGAGCAGTAGGGATAGATTTAGAAACAACATTTGTGTCTGTTATGTTATAATCTTCATCATAAGTATGATTGATTTCATAACATTCCCACTTGTTATCTTCTGGTAGAAATACATAAACAAATTCCTCACCAGCATTAGAATTAGAAACATAATCATCAAAATTAAGGTCTAATCTAGGTTCTGTTTTTTCACCTCTATCATTATAATATTGGATATGATTATCAACCTTATTGTTATTCCAATCAGTATCAGAATCACAACAAGATATATCTCCACCATCCAATAATTCTGCTACTTTATCTTTAGTGTTAAACTTTTCATTTAAAGTAACACCTAACCATTGAGGATAACCATCCCAATGATGATAAACTGATAGGATATTATCACCTTTAAGTTTTAATCCTATCCTTGATCTTGTTGCCATAAGTAACACTTAATATAGAATAGTGGGTGAAACATTAAGGGTAAGTAATTTTAATTTATCATCATTTCTCTGCTTCTTATCATCTATGCTAACTTGTTTACCAAGTCTAATTAAGATGAATGTCAGAGTAGATAAACCCTTAACTGTTTCACACTAAAAGGGAACTTTAGAGGTGACTAACATTTAGTGTTAGATCTTTTGTGCTTAAGTATAAAGTTTCTTGCTGAAGATTCATTCCTACAAACTTTCAACAATTCACCCTCATGTATCACTCCTAACTTACTACTACTTCCCATAATTGGAACAGCATAGTAACCATAAGGAGTGCTAAATCCTTCCTCACAATCTTTATAAAATCTATGGATAGATTGCAGTTCTTTCTTATCAGTCATCTTGTAATATTAGAGATTGCTGGTTCACCTTTTTCAAAGACAGTTTCAACCACATTGTTTAATCTTTTAGAGGTGCTAATCCCTACCTTATCATAACAAGGAACCACAACTAATCCATGAGTTTTATTAACATCACCAGTTCTAATTACCCTCCCTATTGTTTGACTTAATCCAATAACATCCATATTTCTTAGAAACAATGCTGCTTCTAATCCTCTAACATTCATACCTTCTGATAGAATACTATGGTGCAAAACTATAAACTTCTTATCACAATCCTTGCCCCAAGTATTAAGAACATCAAAGAATTTATCTCTTGATACTTTCTTACCATCTATAAATGCACCAGTCTTAGCAGTAATATAGAGTAAAGAATATCCTCTTGATTGTAAATCACCAACCATTTTTGATGCTGCTAAAGTAACAATCTGTTTTGTACTTCTAGCACATATTAATACTTTCTTTACATTAATCTCATCAATAGTGTCTATAATATGCTTTGGTTCATTAATAATATCATCTTGCACATCTATCTTCTTAACTATCACTTTAGGTGGTAGAATATGTCCTTGTTGTACTAACTTAGGTGCTGGAACTTGCTTTAATACTTTACCATAAACTTCCTCATCATTCATACCTGCTTTATTAATAGTGACTGAATGTTTAGGAGTTGCTGTAAAATAGTATGATCTATTTGCCTTCTCTGAGTAATGCTCTACAGAAGGAAAAAAGTTCTTTGATGTACTATTATGTGCTTCATCATAATAAACAGTATCCACATTAATTCCAGATTCTTTTAATCTATGGAGTGAATGATATGTGGTAAAGATTAACTTATTATATCTGTAATTGTCCTTATTCCATTGTTTAATAGTATCAACATTTGTAGTTCTAAAATGTTTAGTTTCTCCTGAATGTATATGCAATACTTTAACATTATCTTGGTTAATTATCTTTAAAAACTCATTACTTAATTGTGCTGCTAATAATATTCTAGGGGCAACAATTACCATAGTTTTTCTACTTTTATTACCCAAATTAAACATATATCTTTTACAATCTTCTATCATACATAATGTTTTACCTGAACCAGTTGGGGATATAATAGTCCCCTTATCTTTTTTCATTGATAACAAAATATCCTCTTGATGAGGATGTAATTTATTCATAAGTAATCTAATCCTATAATATAAGTGGAAGTTTAGAGGTGAGTATTATTTTCTAAATTTATCATTATTAAAGTTTGCATAAGCAAATTCTTCTCTATCAACTAACTTAATTGTACCATATTTTGTCTGCATTACAAACCCTTCACCAACAATTTCTATACCATCATTATAACATTTAGGGGCATCAGTTACTATAAAACTATCCATCAAATCTCTCTTAATATCTCTCACTATCTGATACAAATTAACAAGATGATTGCATTGTAGTATATCATATAGGTTAGAATCATCTAACTCAATATCTTCTTTAATAAGAGTATTAATTGCTTTCTTAGCAATTTTTGCTTCTTTTGCAGTTAAAAATGTAACTCTATCAGTATTAATATTAGGTACATCTTTACAATGAAACACCCTATCTACAGTAGGTTGGACATATTTAACATCATCAGTATCAGTAAATGTTGTTACTAATGGACTAGCAACTGCATCTAATAATGTTGTATCAGTCTTATAAAATGTATGAGGTGCAATGATAATCTTTTGTGATATTATCTCTGCAAATGTATAAGTTAATGTGTTAGGTCTATAAACATTACTACCACCATATCCAATGAAATCTGCTTGTATAATACCATCAATCTTAGGTAAGTATAATAAACACATTGTTAATATTTCAATTACACTTTTATGTGTCTCTTCATTATACTTGTTAAATATATCTTCTACAGTATAACATACCATATTCTTTACTTTATTGAATACTGATTTAGTACCAACAAAAAACTTTCCATTCTCAGGATGAGTTCCATAAACTATTGATGGAGATCCATCAATCTTCAATGATATATTAGCAGTTCCATAAAGTGCATCAAATACTTTTAAATCTCCCTCTAGGATTAGATCTTCTGGATGCTCTAAATGTAAAACTTTCATAATAAAAAATACTCCTTGTAATAATAGGTCAATTTCGAGGTAACTAACAAATAGTCACAGTATCTTCATAAGGAAGAGAATTTAATACTTCAAATCTTCTTTGAAATGCACCAGTATTCAATCTAGGAAATAGTGATACATTTTTATATAATATTTTAGTTGAAGGTTTATCTTTCCAAATAGTATATGGAACACTAGGTGATATTCTACCACCCTTATTTCTCTTAATATCTCTACTTTCTCTCAACTCATTTATTATTTCGTTAACTCTAACTTCAGCAACATATATTAATTGACCACTATCTGACCACTCATTTACTAAACAAATCCAATCTAATTTCTTCTCTATAGAATATTCACCATCAGGAAATATAATATTTGAACCTGATTTATTATCAACAGGTGTACCATCTGGTTTATATCCATCTGGGAAACCTGCACCACCATAAGAAGGTTCATACCCAAAAATTGAGCATACAAAATCTTCTCTTAACTTGTTATTATCAAGTGCTAAATGTTTCTTTAGAAGATCAACTACTGATTTTAATTCATCAGGTGGTTCAGTAGTTTCTAACAAATAGGATGCAAGTTTAGTATCCATAATCAAAGTGACAATAATGCCTGATAAAATTTAGTGTAATTTAGTTTAATTGAACCATCTTTTCTAACTGAAGAATAACCACATATCTTAACAATATCAGATCTATTTAAGTTTGAATTTTCTTTAATTGTTTTGATTAATTGGTTTCCAGTTAGCATAAAATAATTCCTTTTGTTATATTCATTATAACAAAAAAAAGACCCCTATGTAAACATAGAGGTCTTATCTTAACAATTATTTAAAGAACTCCTGTTGCTTTAAGTGCAGATTTTACTCCCCACTCAAGATAAAGGAAAGGTAGAATTGCAAGGGAAAATCCATCTAATTTTTGAATTTTCTCTTTCCAATTTATCACTTTCACTTCCTCTTTTACTGGTGTTTCAGTCATTTTAATTTCAGCAGGTTGTTGATATTTAGTAACAGGTTTTAGAGATCTTATAGGTGCTTTTATACACTCTTCAATTTTCTCTTTAGTTACTGCACTTGATACCACAACAACTTCCTCTTTAACAACTGGTTTTTTCCTAGCAACTGGTTTCTTCTTAGCAACTGAAGTTTCTGCTGGTTTTTTATCTATTGCTGCTGCAATTCTTTGAGCAGTTGTAGATTTAGCAGAACTTCTTTTTCTTCTTGTAGGCATAAGAATTAAATAAACAATTTGAGGATTTCCCTCACTTATAGGTCAATTTAGAGGTAACTAACATTTAATGATGCTATTTGCAGAACTGCTCAATATCAACACTAGAATTTAATCTCTGAAGTTTATAATATTCATCATCAGTTTGTTGATCTAATCTCTTAGTAGGATTAAGAGAATCTCCCATTAATATAGTTCCACCACCTAATCTCTTCTTACATAAATCAACATTATCTCTCATAATATCCACCCCATAAATGTCATTTAATGCCTCTTCTTCTGCCATTTGATGTATATAAATCTTGACACATTTAACTGCTATTAGAAACTGTCCATCACCACAGGCAGGATCTAATACAGTCTTACCAGCACCTAATCTGTTGATGTCAATGTTACTTAGCATCTCAATTACCAAGTCAGTTGGTGTAAAGATCTCAGCAGTAGATTGTATTCTTTGTTTATCTCTATCAATACTACTCATATAAGAATGAGTATTCATTACATCCCTAATTTTATCCCACATAAGTAATCTCCTCCTCACTTAAATTAAAGAGATTAAATATATCCTCATCAGATAATTTCCTATCTCTTGGTAAATTAGGAAGAGAAGTAAATACTTTCTCATTACCAAATCCAGACCATTTTGCAGTCTTAAAAATATACTCCATCAGTTTAGATTGTAAGTTATGAAGTAAATTTAATCCTTCATCATCACTATTAACTATAACATAATACATCATATCTGTGCCACCATACTTACCATCATCATAAAATGGTTTAGTGTAACCACTTCTTGTCCACATTACTTTCTTCTTATCTGCCCAATCTTGTCTAATTTGTGAATACCATATTTGATTATTTGTATGATATATTGGATAGATATGTTTATCTGTTTTAGTCTTACTAATAGTATCATTCCTATGAATTAATACATTATGACAAGTAACATAATCATATCTAACATCTAATTTATTATTATAATCAAACATTACCTTTTTATGAATAGATAATGATTCTTCACAAAAATCATTAGGTAGATAGAATATATTATTATCAATCTTCTTTTTAAATGATCCCTTTTCATTAACTATAGTTGTATATTCACCATTAGTATTATTATTAATGATAGAATAATATGCAAAACTACTATTAACAGTAGGAAAATGTTCTTTAATATCTAATCTTAATAACTCAACAATCTTTTCCTGAAATAACTTTAATATTTTACTAGATGGAGATAAAAAACTACTAGGAGATACCTGAAGGAGTAATCCTCCAGGTTTTAACCATTTACTAAATGCCTCTTGAGTAAAGTTAATCCATAATTTATGTTGTGTTTTCTTTCTGTTTGTAGAGTCCTGAAATGGGGGATTAGTTGCTACTACATCAAATTGCATTAACAAACACCTGCCTTCTTTAAATTTAGATATGTATTAATTGAGGTAGCAATCTCTTTAGATTTCTTAGGTCTACGTTGACCATAGATCATATTAATCTTCTCCTTTGGATGATACTCTGTACCACTATATCTCTGCTTTGGAAGATACCATGCACCATTCTTTTGTAAAGTAAAAGGAACCTCAATACTTACAATTATACCATTAGAATCTCTCAAAGTAAATAATACTCCCTTTCCATTAGTATTATATTCTACTACACAATCATCAGAGTTTACACGTTTAAGAATATCTCTATACCTTTTATTAAATAGAGAAGAAAGATACTTACCTTTACCAACAAGAAGAATCTCTTCATCATAAGTTAAACCTGCCATCTGAAGAATACGTTGTTTAACTTTATCATTATCAATACCATTTAAGGCATCAATTATTTTAGTTGCTGCTTCCAATCCATAACTTGCACAATCTTGTTTCCATTTTAGTGATACATTACTCCATTGATTTGCTGTATCACCATAAGTATAATACTCTTTAATAGTAGTATTAACATTATCAAAGAAATTATATACATTCTTAAGATCAGAATATCCCAATCTATCAACTAAACTATCTCTACGATCATAATCACATCCCTGAAATACTTCTTGAGTATAAGGATCAATAAATGTACCAACACCAGCAGATTTAAACAAAAAGTTATTAAGAAATGAGTGCCAAGTACCAGAGCATAACTGGATTCGATCAAATCCTTTCTTATAATTTTTTAAAGAGAATGATACATAACTTTCATCCTCAAATTGTATGATAAAATCACCCTTCCACTTCTTATCTCTAAACTCCTTCTCAACATCAACAAAATCAAATTTCTTATTAGGATATTCATTCACGAGATCTGAATAGAATCCCTCAACAATAGCATCAATATTTTCTTTGTAGATACTTTTATTAAAATCAGATTCTATTCCTCTATCATAGCAATAGATATTAAATAGCTTTTTTTTATCTTCTGCACTAAAATGAAACAA